GTTTCCGATATAACACAGTCGGTTCAACATCAGAATTTGTACCAACCCACTTACGCATTTCTTTCCAGTTACGAGCTTTAAGAAAGTCAACAAGTTTCTTGTAATTATCTTCTGACATATTGACGAGAATGCCAGTATCAATAACACCAGAAGCAGAGTATCGTTGAAGTTCATTGAGAACTCGACGCCAATCTGGAAAGTGTTTCATGATCAGTTCGGCAACGACTTTTTTGTCAAACTCAATATTTTCAGTAGCAAGAATATTCTCAACACGCTTCATAAACTGCGAAGCAATCTCAGGTTTATCTTTACCACCAATCTTAAACTCAACTACCGAACACCGAGAATGAAGAGGCTCAATGATTCGGTTCTTGAAGTTACACGTCATGATGAAACCACAGTTCTTACTGAACTCTTCCATAAAGTTGCGAAGAGCAGGTTGAGTTGACTGTGGGTTGAGATAGTCTGCTTCGTCTAGGATGACGTACTTTCGTGCGCCTGTGAGGGACACAGTTGAAGCAAAGTTTTGAATCTCATTTCGTAGTGTATCGATGTTACCGTTCATCGAACCATTGATAACAATATAATCGAAGCCACATTCTTCCAGCATTGCTCTCGCAACAGTGGTTTTGCCAACACCAGGTCCACCAGTCAATAGTAGATTTGGTACATAGTTTTTCTTGACAAACTCAGCAAACGTTTTCTTGAGGTCTGCTGGAAGAATGCAGTCTTCGATTTTAGAAGGTCGATAAGTTTCCACCCAAAGCATAATATAAACTCCACAAAGTAATCATCACGTTACGTTAATTCAGTATAAAGTAATACGAACGTTACTTTGTTTCGGTAGCTACGAAATATTGAAGATCGCCTTTCTCTGTTGTGAAGTGACTGATCCCTTTTGATGAAACAGCAACATTATAATCACGTTGCATCATCTTGAGGTTATCGACTTTGAATACTACTTCAAACTCTTCAGATGTTGCACCAACGGTAACACGATAGTTGTTTGATGTTGAGTTCTTTACATCACCAACAACAATTTCGATGGTTGAGCCATTACCAACAACTGACCAGTTTGGTGCTTGAAGAACACTTGCTGCTTGCATTGTGGACTTGAAAACATCAGTGGTCAACTTAAATTCAACAAGAGTATCAGGTAGTTCAATGTCACGTTCTGGTGCAGACATCACCATTGACTCATCAGCATAAAAATACCGAATCGATGATTTACCATTCGCAACAACTACATTGCTATCTTCAAAGACAAAGTTAGGCTTCTCAAACAAACTAACTGCACTCAGAAACTGATTGAGGTCATAGATAGCAAACGGCGAATCAAACTTATCTTCAACCTGAGCAACAGCCATTACTGTCTTCTGAGGAGAAATAGTGCGGATCTTGTTGCCAGATTTAACAGCAAGGTTTTGGTTGATGCCAGAGAAGTTCTTGAGAACGGATAGTGTATTGTCAGAAATATTCATAATTTAACTCCATGTTATAATCAATAATAATTAAGTATAGTTCAAATCACGCCAAAAGTAAAGAGATTTATTTGAGTTTTTCTCTTGGGTCAGCAGTAGCAGATGCACCAATCTGAGCAATGTCAACAAGACTACCACCAAACTGATATGAGCCAGTATGATTGAGTCGCATCCAAGGTGCCATCCAAACTTTGATATCAGCCTTACGTGCCCACTGACAGAACATATAATCTTCTGACAGATAACGCTTAGAGTCAGGGCAGATTACACAATCAAAGTATGCCATGATTTCACGAGTGCCATCAAAGTTATCAGAACGAACATGATCTGGCTTGTAAGAAAACTCTGGATATGCTTTTGCATAATTCTCAAATGCTTTGCGCTGAATCATCATGAATCCAGTACCACCTTCAAGAACTTCAACTGGCTCATTTAATGGAATCTCTGGTCGACCATCTGCTGGGTTGAAAACATAGTCACCAACAAAGTTGGCAAGTTTCTGAGGATTCTCGTCAGCAAAACCTTTGTCAACTGCTCGTTTGATTTTTTCCCACGAGATAACCTTCTTAGGGTATGGACCACAAACAATATCTTTATCTGACTCTGGATCAGCTAATGCTGCAAGAGCAAGAACATCATGTGGATTGAAACCAATATCGGAATCAATAAACATCAAGTGTGTGTAGTCACTCCGCATAAACTCATCAGCACAATAGTTTCGGGCACGAGTAATCAGAGACTCATTGAATAGGAAAAAGAATTCTGTTTGAATTTCATATTCAGAACAAATTTTCTGCAACTCAATCATTGCTCGTGTATATTGACCACCACAGGCGCCACCATACATGGGCGTGGCAATAAAAATCTTTCGCTTTCTCAATTCACTAATGTCAATACTAACTTCATTCATTCATTTTCTCCATGTTGTAAATCATGATTATACATTGCAATGATTGCATAGTGAATAATCTTCATAAGGTCTTTGCGATTATATCCATCTTTCTTACCATATCGTTGAGCATACTTCATCACATTCCCCAAGCAGAATCCTTCACCATGACCACCGTCAATAATGAATTCTGTTGCTTGATATTTGTTTGTGGAATAATGCTCACCATAAGTACCATCAATATAATCTTGCAGTTGGCGAAGGATTTCACCTTCATTATATTTATACTCTATCATTTAGGATCTTCCATAAAATAATACTTTATTTGTTTCTTGAGAATCAAAAAGATACCAACAGGAATTATCTTTCCCAGTCATCTTAGAATCTTCAATCCACTTCACTCTACCTATACTAACAACTTTTTTCAATCTTGTCAAGTAAGGAATACTTTGTTTTGTGTGCATCCAATCAGCATCAAAGAGAAGCCATGTAGGAGCAATGTTAGATAAATGTTCAATAAGTGGATGAAGTATTTTTCGATTCCATGGTGGATTAGTAATAAAACAATCTGCTCCTACTGAGTGTTTTACATCAAATACATCACGGGTATCAATACCTTCTGCTCTGGGTTCAATATCGGAACGATACATTGAAATATGACCAAACGATTCTAAATGGTTAGATAATCTACCATCACCAGCACAAGGTTCAGCAAACACCGTTTTCTCTTCTAAATGTGAAAGAAGAGGCAAAACAGCAGCGATTGGTGTAGGATAAAAGTCTCGTTCTACTCTCACAAAATCACTTCGTTTTCCCATCAAATATTTCTTTCATATCGTATTTTATTTCCAGAAACAAACGCAAAAACATTTGCTTTCGACATTCTATCTTTTTCTGTTATTTTTTCATTCCAAGGTTTTACTTGAACATTATATTGTTTACCATTCGTTAATATACATTCAATATCAACCTTATCAATCATATCTCTTTTCGAACCTAAACCACCTGTTCTTTTAACAGAGATAATGTATGGGTTCTTTTTCAAATTTTCAATAACAATTTCTTCTGTTGTCTCACCACTTGCCCATGTTCCATTAACAACATTTGACAATTCTTTAAACAAATAGCTATTAGTATCTTTGATATCGGGGTCATTAGATACACGGTTAAATAACATTTCCATATCTAAACTTGATATACTATAATAATCTAATAAAAATTTAACACATTTTCTATTAGTTGTCAATAGAGAATATGTTTTATTTGGAGATTTAGATTCGTTAGACAAAGTTATGAAAAAATTTTTATATTGTTCTCCATACTCTGTATATTCAATCGCTTCTTTAATATCATTTAAAGTAATCATATCTTCTCAAATATTCTTCTGGATTATCTATCTCTGAAAAGTGTAACCAAAACATATTCCAATCTCTAGATATATCAATAATTCTCGTTCTATTTTTTAAATTAATATTTTTATTCTGTATTAATGTATCAAATAGTTTTGATACACCAGAGTCGATTTGTAAATTTAAATGTTTCTTAACTTTAACTATTTTCTCAAATTCTGGAAACGCATTTCTAACATGATGTTTCTGGAATGGTTTGTTGACTTCTTCCCAATCCATACTGTAGAAAAAATCTTTCACTTCAGTTGAAAGATACGGCGTGATAAAGATTTTATTTTCTAAGTCCGATATTTTTTTAAGCCAAATATAATTAGCGCATTTATCAGGTGCAAAATATTTGTCTCTAAATTCATCAAACTTTTCTTTTGTATGTTTATAATGAATCATTGCTGTTTTACTGAGCCCATAATAGCCGTCGGCTGCCCAACCACTGAGTACATAATTTTCTTGTATCTTTGGATATACATGAATAAATGGATAACTACACTCATATGAACTTTTCTTTGAACAGCCAAGACGAGTAAGATGATGAAAGTCTGCCTCAATGTTTTTGGTGGGAATGACAACACCAGTAAATTCCCAATCAAAAGTTTCACTAATTTCTTTTGCTTTCAAAAAATCATATGATTCGTGTGTGTCTAATCTAAAACTGTATGCATGAATTTTTTTACCAAGACGTTGTGCGGCAAAACCTACAGATATAGAGTCAACACCACCGGACAGTAAAAGAGCAACTTTACTGTCCGGGGCATTGTTTTTCACATGATCTACAAGAAGTTGATCGATAGAAAAAAATTTATGCAGCATTTTTTAGGGAATCCACATAATCTTCAAACGTATACTTGTTGGACTTCTTGTTGTTGTCAGTTGCACATAGAATACGCAAGTTACTCGGCTCTGTTACGCCACCTGCTTCGACACCCCAAGAACGTGGAATATCGTGGTCGCCTTGAGCATCTTTCTGTTCAATAGGAGCCCCACACGCTTCACAACACTTACCAACTTCAACGTAACGCTCAAAAATATCTTCCGGACGGAACGATACACGCTTGTCTACACGCATGATACCAAAGTCTTTATAGCGGTCTGCAAACTCATCCATCATCCACTTGATAGTCCAGTTAGTCTTTTTAACTACGTTGAACTGACCAAGATACTTACCAAAAGCTTTCGCCTTCGTATCTTCACCAGCACCGACCCAATCTGCAATCGTTGCTTTATCACTATAGATTGTCTCTAGTATATCAACAAACGAATTTGCAAACTTCTCGTAGTCATCGATAACCATATCTTGCTGTAAGGGAAACAGCTCGGATTCAATCTTCAATAAGAAACGAGTCAATGCTGTGAACGTAGTCTTATCACGCTTTGATTGAGCAAGCTTTAAGCCAGTTGGATACACATCGAAGATTTTTGCAATTGTATCCAACAATTTGTTAGTGTCTTTTACGATAGCATTGAAATCGTTCTCTTTCACGTACAAACGACCGCGGTCTTGAATAGAGCCGTCTTCGAATAGCTTGTCCATCTTTTCATCGTCAATTGAGATTGATGGATCTTTACATTGAATCATCAACATCAAACGTGTTAAAGTCTCATCATAAGCAAGACGACCAAGTGAATACCCGATCAAATTATTTTCAAACAAACGATGCGGTGTATTGTTTTCTTCTTCAACAACACGACAAGTGTTACGAACAAACTCTGAAACAACGTTTTCGTCAAGAGTATTGCGTTGCTCTTGTGAATTGTGATTTGAACCTTTGTTGCGATTCT